TCCTCTCTATATTGTTTTTAAATGACTCGCCCTTCTTGATATGCTAACATTATCTCATCAGATAATGCATCATATTTGTCTGGGTCTGTCTGCATTAGTTTAATAATATCGCTACGTCGATATTTCTTTTTAGAGACAGGTTCGTTATTTCCTTTACTACCAACACTAGCTGCTTTTAATTGATTATCTTTATCTATTTTACTAGTCTCCTGCACTTTAGCTACTCGTTCTTGTTTTTCAGTCCAAGTAGTTAATAACTCTTTAGCAGAGTCATAATCAAAATTAACTTCAGCTCTGTTATATAGTTCAGAGCGAACTTTAGAACCATTAATCCATTCAGCAAAGTTAGGGTCTTGAACAATCTTTTCCAACTCTGGATACTCAGCATTCAGCCTAGTTAATGTAGCAGTACGCTTCATTTGTTTAGCTGCATCTTGAGCCTCCTTAATAGCAGGATGACTATCAATTTGTTTCTTAACATGCTTCCCAGGATTATCAATGAAATCCTCTGGACTTGGTTCTTCTACCTCAGTCTGTGATTCTTTCGAAGTTTGTGTAGAAATAAAATCATCAACAACTTTCCTAAGTTCACCTACTTCAGAGCCTTGTTTACCAATAAGTTTTTCAGCTTGTTGGTGCATTTCTGCAATCTCTTTAGCAGACTTCCCTCTATACTTCTCTGGTAAGTCATCTTCTTCTTCTGCAACTGCCTCTTCCTGTACAACTGGGTCTTCCTTGATTGGTGTAAGCTCTTTCTCAAGTTTTGCCTCTACTTTCTCTTGGTTCTCTACCACTGGTTGGTCAGGTGCAGCTACTTCTTCTACTTCTTCTATTATATCAGCCATATTATTCTCCTGTGCTTAAAAGCATTATAGGGAGATAACTAAGGAGACTAACCCTTACTTACCTCTAGTTAAAGTTATTGCTCTTGCTTTTCAGTAAGAGCGTTATGTTTCTTCGCCCATTTTGCATGTGCATCGGGGAAGTCACCAGATATGCCTTCTAACATTATGGAAGGAGTACTAATAAGTTTCCTAGACTCTTTACCACATGTTGGACAATCTGTTGTTTGAGTGTATTCAATTATCTTTTCAAATACACCACAATCCTTACATTCAAAATCAAACAGTATCTTCATTATTTAATTCTTTATATGCTTCTTTTGAAATATTCTCTAAAGAAAGTAACCAGTTCATTAACTTTAATTCTCCTTTACGAACCATTAAAGTTCTTTCATCTGGAATATCTTCTACTTTAATACTATTCTTTATCTTATCTATATCTTCTACTAAATCTTTCCAACCTTTAGTAGTAAACATTGTAAATCTATTTTCATAATACTCTTGTAATTCTTTATCCATATATATAATATTATACCATAAAATTAGTTAAAAGTCAAGCTTTATTTTGTTTCTGCATCATTTGCATCTTGACTATCTCTTTGTTATCTTTCATATCTTGTTGCTTAATCTTTATTTCTTGTTGCTTCAACATTAGTTTAGCAGTAGCTTCTCTTCGTTTAAATTCAGCTTCTTTCTCTTCTGACTCACTAGGTAAGTTAGTTGCTAAAGCTGTCATAAGTTTAGCTTGTATTTCTTGTGGCATCATCTGAGCATCTACTTGGTCTTTCTGTGCACTTGCCATATTAGCTTGTGCTTCAGAAGTTTTAAGTTGTATATCAGCTTGTGTATTAGCCATAATCATTTGCTGCTGTTGTTGTTCTTGCTGTTGTTGTACTTGTCTAGCTTGAGCTAAAGCTTCTTGTATTACAACTTTATTATCTAGGCTAGAGTTCTTAACTATACCATCTAATAACAATGGTACTACTGGACTGTTAGGACCTAGTGTTTTAAGTAGATTCATAAATTGTAACTGTTCTACTTCTTTAGCTAGATTACCTAGAGATGAGTTAGCTACAAATTTGTAATCTGCAACAGGAAACTCTTCTGGTGAGAATTGCATAAATCTATGTGCTACTTTAGTAATGAATGGAACCAAGAAGTTGTCTTGGAAGTTCACTAGTGTACGTTTATTCTTTTTAAGTATGGTAGCTAGGGTTACAGAGAGTTCTCCTCCTGTAGGTTGCTTAACATCACTTTGAGTATCTAAAGTATTAGTAGCTTGTAGTAACATTTTCTGGAATGCTTGTGCAGTTACTAAATTAGACTCTTCTGTTACACCAAACTTAAATGGTTGTAATATTTCTCTTGGGTCTCCATTTGTAAGTAGAGTTTTACCTGGTCTAATTTCAAACTTAGCTCCTCTAGGTAAACGTGTTGCATCCATACCCATCATAGGTGCTGTAGTTAAAGCTAGTGAATCTAAGTGTGCTCTTAATTGTGCATCAATAGCTTTCTGCATATTGTAGCCTTTTTCTGCTACTCCTCTACCCCAGAATCTCTTAGGTACAGTATCATCTTGATATGCAACAATAGGTCTATCTTTCATCATATATGGACTTCTTTCTGCTTTAAGAAGTACATCATCGTTACCAATTACTACAATACCTTCTACTAAATTGCCATATTCTTCTAATATGTCTCCAGTTCCTTCATATGACTCTCCATTTTCAGGATTATCTATTAATTTCTCTGGAACTAGACCATAATACCTTACAATCTTAACTTTATCTTGGTCATATTCTTCATCTATCCAAGATTCATCTAAATCTGCTTCATCTGGAGCAATTCCACCTAAATCAGACTTTAAATAAACTCCATCTTCCATATTTTTAGCTACATGGTGTGCAGATACGAATTCTTCAATAGCACATCCCATAGCATCTTTAATATCATTAGCATTTGGGTCGATAAGGAAGTTTTGAGGACTAATTGGGTTTAATGTTACTGTTACTTTGTCTTTTGACTTTGTACCAATTGCTACAGAGTCTACATCTCCCATAACTTCTGTTGCAGGAATTAAATCTTTTTCTTTACGAAGTACAACTTCTCCAATACCTGTACCATATATAGAAGCTAATAGAATAACATCACCTACTGCTTTACGTAATCCTGTTTGTTTAAAGCATTGTTTCATGTATTGTTGCATGTATTCAATGTCTTTAGCGTCCTTATCCATAAGGTCGTCATCAATACTAAACAAATCATCACCATTTCCAAAGACACCTTCTTCAATCTCTGATGCATGGTTCTCAATAGCTTCTTGTAATACTGGTGAGACTAATCTACTTCTTTCAGATTCTCTTAATCTGTCTGCTGCGTCCCATTCACCTCGCCACAGTCTCTCATATTCTTTCCATTTCTCTAAATAGTTGTTATCTCGGCTGTCTCTCCAGTCCATTAGATGCCCTTGTATCCAAGAAACTAGTTTATTATTTGTTTCATACTGTGCCATTGTGTAATCCTCTTAGTTAATAACCAGAAACCATGTCTAAGGCTTCATATTCTTCGTCTATATCTTCAAAAGACATTTCTACTTGTGCTATCTGTTGTATATATGCTAAAGCATCTACTAAGTCATCATGTAATTGGGCATTAGGAAAGTTTACTAACTGGTCAATAAATGGAGTATTCCAATCACCTCTTTCTAATGTAACTTTCCTATTTTCAAATAGCCCTTGTAACGACCATATAATTCTTTCACTTTTCTTTCTATTACCATGATTCAGGTCTTCTATCCTGAAATACATGTTGTTCTCTCTCATTAAATCATTTAAGTATGGTGCTGCTGCATTCTTAAGAGAACCTTTCTCAATACCTATCTTAGAAGGCATATACTTTTGTACTGCTTTAAAGATTTCTCTACAAGTTTCTTGTATGTCCCATCTTCCGTGTCTTATTTCTTTGACCCACCATCCTTGTTGATGGACTTTAACGATTGCCACAGCTGTCTCATCCAGTTTCCTATTCTTGTTACCTGCTTCTTTATCCACAGACACAAATCCAGCCAAGTCGACTGCAATGTAGTAACGACCATCTTCAGGTTCATCTTCTTCTTCTCCATATTCTATCCATTCCTCTTTAAATATATCCCTTGAAGCTGCTTGAAAACTTGCAAGGAATTCTTGTCTGAAAGCAAAACCACTCATAGATGTTTTTGCTGCTTGTATTTCTGACTCTGGTATTAATGGATTATCATAAGAAGAATAGTGAAACTCTTTCCAATCTTCATCTGTTCCTTTCTCTGCATATTTATATAGCTCATAAAAGTGGTTACGACCTTTAGGAGTTCCTATAAAGAGTGCTTTACCTTGTACATCTGCTAATGCTGGTCTTA